CCAGATGGCCAGGACGCTGTTAAGGAGCTTTTCATCAAGCAGGGCTCCCTCGTTACTCTTCCTCGGTATTCTGACCTAGCCCCAGCAGCCTATGTTGTAGGGTATGCGCTTACGCACAACCCTGTCGCTGCGAATACTGATCGCACCCCGATTACTTCTTCTGTAGCAAGTGTCTTGATTCGGGAGCGTTCTAGCTACAATAAGCTTTCTAAGGCTGGCGACTGGTATCTTGATGGAGAAGTAGGGATTATATTTGTTTACTCTGCTGATGGAACAACAAATGCTGCCACAGGAACCATAAATTACTACCACTACGGTGCTACAGCATCCACTAACTGGCGACAGGTCTGCTGTGTGGGTGAGATTGTTCCTGGTGACTATGTTACATACGATGTGTACAGTAACTTCATTAAGTCTACTGCAGTTGATATTCTCGATGGAGAGGGTGCCGTGCTCGCGAGCTTCCATCCCGAAGGTATCGGTCGTGTTCTTGCAATTGAAAGCCAGCCCAAGGGCTTGCTCGATAGAGTGCGCACAGCCTGGAATGGATCTTCCTTTGCCTCAAGTGCCCAAATGCCTGGTACTGCAACCAAGGGCTTCACTGACCTAATCACTCTGTCTCCAGAGACAGTAGCCGATCAGGTTGCAATCATTAATGTTAAGCTTTAAGGAGTTATAAAATGAACCTCAAATTAACTGATGGTCGTGAACTGACTCTGCCCTCTGGTGAAAATGCAGCTGCAAGGTATATTGCGGACTTGTTTGTAAATCGGGGACAGTTGCCAGATAGCGACGAGAAAATTTCTTGGAAGACTTTTGCTGAGACTATCTCTCCAGCCAATCGCGATGCGATTGGTTCTTCGGAGATTACGCCTCTGCTTCAAAAGTCTCTGCAGATTCTTATTCGTGAGCCTGTTGAACCAAGCATGATCGTGACTGGACTCTTTAATAGAGTTCAAGCACAGGGTTTAAGTACTCAAGTACTTGCTGGTGCAATGGGTGCCGTCTATGCAACTGATATTGCAGAGCATGGTACCTATCCCGAAGTCAACTTCCAGATCGGTGGTGCGGTAAGCACAGCCTGGATTGGGAAGTGTGGTATTGCGGCGTCCTTCACGGACGAAGCACTCCGCTACTCGACTTGGGATATCATGGCTACTAACCTTCGTCTTATGGGTAATGCTTTAGTGCGCCATAAGGAGCAGAAGGCGGTATCTTTCCTTAAGGGTCTTGGTACTTCTCTCTTCGACAACGAGACACCTGCTACGTCGCTGTTTGGTGTTTGCACCGGGCGTGATGTTGCTATGGCAGCTAATGGCTCCCTAACCATGGACAACCTGGTTCGCGGCATGGCTCATATGTCTGAGGAAGGCTTCCAGGCTGATACTCTGCTTATGCATCCTCTCTTCTACTACGCATTCCTGCAGGATCCCGTCCTTCGCGCTATGATGCTTTCGCATGGTGGCGGCTCTTACTTCAACGCCTGGAACGGTAACCCCGGTCCACAGGCTCCCTGGAGTAATGGAGCGATGGGTGCAACTGGTCCAAGTGCTGGCCAGGCGATTGTTCCTGGTGGTACGGGAGTCGTTCATGGTGGCACCACAACTGGTGTTGCTGGTCGAAGCAATACTGCTTCTTCCGCTCCTGCTCTTCCTGGCTATCTGCCCTTCAACTTTAGAATCCTAGTATCTCCTCTTTGTCCGTTCGATCCAGAGCGTAATACGGGTGATATGTTCTTGCTTTCCAGCGGGAATGTTGGTTTCCATCTTGTAGACGAAGAGCCTACTACGGTTGAGTGGCGTGATGAGTCTGTTGAAGTTGTGAAGGTTAAGGTCCGGGAGCGTTACGGCTTTGCTGTTGCTCACGAAGGCCAGGGCGTTGGCGTTCTCAAGAACGTTAAGGTCGCACCTAACCACTTTAACGGTGTTGTTACTCCGACTCATACAACTACTTTGGCTACTATTGACGTTGATGCTGCTATCGACCTGGGCTAAGTCCAAGTAACTGATATGTAGTACTCCCAGGGGGCGGGGCGAAAGCCTCGCCCCCTTTCGTTTTATGGATAAAACATGGGTTTGTTTGATACAATGATAATTGAAGAGGAGAAGAGACTTAAGGAGAAAAAGTTTAGGAGAGCTAATCCTTTTGAGAACGCTGTGTTCGATGAAGGTGAGTTTATAACTATCAAGTCTCAAGTTACTATCGAACCGATAGTAGAGGAAGAGCCAGATGCCAGCACCGACAGTAGACCTAGTATACCCGACTAGTGGTGCCACAGGGATTCCTGTTGCACCAAGTATAGAGATTACATTTAGCCAAGATATTGATCTTGCTAGTGCGAAAGCTAATGTCATAATTTATGGTGCTGACTTTGATCAGACGTCAGGTCCTGATTTACAGACATGGATTGATAACGATACAGGGAATAACCCCTACTTTCTTAAGTCTCCTGGATTTCAGGGAACAGTTCCTTGTACTTATGAACTTGTATATGTAGATGGCGCTGGGGCAGCGGTTGACCCTCAACCGTCTGTTTACAATGAGAGTACAGTTGCCTATAAGCATAAGCTTATAATCAAGCCTAAGGAGCTTCTAGCTCCTGACGTTAAGTACAACGTTTATATCATTGGTGACGCAGAAACTGGAACCTCTAAGGCTATATCTAACAGGACTGTTTACGATCCTGTAACTGGTGGAGCTACCTCTACTACTGCTGGTTTGGCATTTTATGGTGGGTACACTGGAGCTAGTGATACTCTAAATCTAAAGGTTACTACAGCGGGAGATATTGGAACCGCGAAGTTTAAGTGGTGGTACACCTTAAATGGTGAGGGCTCTGCTACAATAGGAAAGGTGACAACATCTCGGTTTAGAAAGCTTGAGGATGGGCTTCAGGTTAGGTTTACTGGTTCTGGCTTCCTCCTAGATGATGTCTACACCCTTTCGGTTTATGCACCAGTACTTTTGGCTAGCTCCTACACCTTTAGCTTTACTACTGGTACTGGATCAATTGAGAGTGTTCCTCTTACTGCTAGCACCTCGATTATCGGTAGTGCTACAGATCTTACATCAGAAGCAAATGCGCTTACGGTTACTTCAATGACTCCAGTCGATGGAGCAACTCATCAGACCTTTTCCGGTAGACAAATCTTACTTACTTTCTCAGAAACTCTTGACGCTAGTACTATTACTGACGCTAATGTTACTGTAACTGCGTACCCAGTTTCTGGTGACTTTGTTAGTGCTGCTTCTGCGGGAGAGCCTAAGGAACTAGTTAAAAAATTAACGGTAAACGGTAATATTCTAACTATAGATTTATAGAGGTAGCTATGGCTTATTATAGAGAATATGCACCAGTTGGACAGACAATAACTCTTAGGGCTACTTTTAGAGATGGTACTGGGAATCTGATAGATGTAGATGCGGGTTTTCCTGATGTCTACGTCTATGACGAGGATGCCACAGCAACTACAATAGATGCTGCTGTTTTAGCTAGCGACTTCTCGGGTGCAAGCTATACGATCGAGAGCGCCAGTGTAACTAAGATTAGTACTGGATACTATGAGACTACCTGGGCTGTCGGAGCTGCGTATGACATTGGTGTTTGGAGTGACCTCTGGGTTGCAGAGATTTCTGGTGTTCAGGTTGCTAGCTACTTCAATATCAATGTAATTAGTGGTGGCACCGTTACTACACAGATAGTCGTTGGTAACACGCTCATTGTTGTGTCGCTATCTGCAGATATTGCAGGCACCTCAGGTAATACCTTAAGTGAGGAAACTCACTTAACATTCTCTACGAAGTACAGCCCGTACTATGCCTCTCCCGAGCTAGTGAGACTGGAGTGTGGCAACTGGCTTAACTCTATTCCTGATGACACAATAAGCCTAATGATTCATTGGTCTTCTATAGAAGCAGATATGATTGCTACAGCCTCAACACAGGGTAACTATTTTGCAACCGCAAGAACTAAATTTGTAATCTATGATACTGCTTTAAGATGTCTAACCATACCCATTGACATGGGTGGGAAAGAAAAGAGTCTTGGCGATCTCATGATTAGAAATGACGGTAAGTTTAATGAAGTTATTTCTGAGCTGAATCGTAAGAGAGAGGAGTGGTTCCGAGTAGTTAATGCTAGAGCTACAATAGTACCTGGCCAGGGCTTTGCTCCTTCTGTTGCAGTCAAGGGTGCCAATGATCCCGATAGAAGACGTATGGGGCGTCTCTGGTGGTCTCCAAAGGATTTGTCCTACCCTCAGCCTGGTGCAAACACAAAGCTCCGCAGGACGGACATGAGACGGTTTAGAAAGGGTTTCGTTGATTTAGGACCAGATGAGTAACGGGGTAAATAGTTATGGCCTTCAAAAGAGATTTATATCCTGCCGGTGCAAAAACCGTATCTGTTAGGTCTACCTATGGTGGTGGAGAGATAGACCTGCGTCAGGAGTTTGATGATCTTATCTATGGTGGTGGCAACTCTATTCCACATGGAAGACCGTTTCTGACACGCAGGATGAGAAGAGATGCTGATAACAATCTCTTAAAATGTGCCTGCGTAGACCCAGCGACTAGAGAACCAGATGTATCTTGTGTATATTGTCTTGGAGAAGGCTACTATTGGGATGAAACATGGATAACTGGATACGCTACTTATGTAGGCGCTGACGGGGGACTCTCAAATCGAGCTAGGTTCTTACGACCTGGCATTGTTAGAGCAGATACAAAGGTTTTCTATTTTAGGTACGATACAGTATTAACTTATTACGACAAGATTGTAGAGGTAAGGCTTGATACTGAAGGAGATCCAGTAGTACCATACAACAGGGAAGCAATTTATAAACCGCAAACTATTATTAACTATCGCTCGGATAGGGGACGAACGGAATATATAGCAGTATTCTGCCAAGAAAATGATGCTATAAGACCGGATTAACAATGGCTGAGAATGAAATTTCAAAACTTAGCGAAGAGGTAACCGCTTCTCTTTTAGAAGACGATGCAGTAAGAGTTTATATACTCGATGGAGAGACAGTTGTCTCTGAGTATTCTACTGCTCAGCCTCTAAGTAATCCGTACACCTTTGATGCAAGCCACTTTTTGCCGAATAAGCAAGTAATGGATTTGCCCAGATTCTTTAGTATCGCAGCCGACCTAATCAAAGATGCTCAGACTAGAGCCGGCGCAACGACCTTCGTCCAGCTTACAGAAGAATACCCACCGGAACCCTTTGATGACATAGGCGATGAAGTAATTGTCTATAGAGTTCTCAGAAGAGAACCTGCAAAGATGAATGCGAAGGGCACCGGAAGACCACATCGTAAGAGTACCCATTACTACGATGTCATATCACCAGAGTACCCTAATAAGGCAGTTGTTATTGAATCCAGACCAGTTGATCATCTGATTGAGTTCAGCTGCTGGGGCAAAAGCAATAAACTTGCTAATGCAAGGGCACTCTGGCTGGAAAAATTATTCGTTAATCATGCTTGGGCTTTCACCGTACAGGGGGTAGAAAGGTTCTTTTGGAAAGATAGAGGACCAGATACCTACATGACTAGTGGTGGCCAAAGACTATTTTATAGACCAGTAAACTTTTTTATGCGCTTAAGAGAATTTGAAGTGAAAGCAACCTCACTTGTTCGTCAGATCAAGATAGACTGGGGTTTAGCTGGCACCTATAGTTCTGAAATTAAAGTGCTCGATTTAAATACAGATAAATAATACA